GTCGGGTCGGGGTGGACGGTTTCCCTTTCTTGGCGGGTACCCCTTACGAACGTTTGGGGGCCAAGTGCCTGTGTAATCACTCTCTTCACTATCCTGGTCGGGATGGTGGTCGTCTTCAGTCCTGGGGTCAGCTTATGGGCTCCCCCATGTCCTTCCCTATCCTCTGTATCGTGAACTGCGCCGCCACTTTGGCGGCATTGAATCTTCCCTTTACCTCCTCCCTTCGGATGAAGGTAAATGGGGATGATATTTGCTTTGTCGCAAATTCCCTGCAGTACGATCTCTGGAAGGAAACTGTCAAGGCCTGTGGACTTGAACCTTCGCTCGGTAAGAACTATACCTCCCGGCAATTCGCGCTTATGAATAGCGAACTCCGCCGGGTTCCTCTTAAGGAAGGCCAGGTTTCTAGAGTAAGGTTCACGGGTTATGAGACTTTCCCTGAGTCTCTGCTCTTGTCCCACTGTACGGTGGCGTATGATCCTCATCCCCTTCCTTGGGTTCTTGAGGGTTTTGTGAATCAGTCGATCCTTTACTCTACTGTAAAGAAAGGTATCGCTGCGGGGACAAAGAAAGCCGTTTACTGGCCGGAACTCTCTTCTCTCTCTTATGAGATGTTACGGGGTATTCCGACCAAGGATCAATGGCGCGTGTATGGGGTTTTCTTCAGAACCTATGAACCTGTTATCAGGACCATGCCCGCCCATTGCAACAAATGGTTTCCCAAGCACCTTGGTGGTGCAGGACTTTGTCTTCCCAGGGGCCGATCGATTGAGAGTCTCGTGGAGACTGGGCCGATGCTGGATCGTCAACGGAAGCAGGCTGCATATCTTGCCTGTTACCCGGCGAAAAGGTTAAAGCTCAATCTTGAAGTTACTCATCCAACACAGGGTGAGTTTACTGGGATTCTCACTTCTATTCTGAAGAAGTCTGATTCGCAAGTGCCGCGTCGCCTGGCTAACAAGCCCCTCCACCGTGAACAGCATGTTATGGTGGGAGGATTGACCTTGTTAGGCTACTTGCTCGCTGGAGTCGCGATGAGTGAGTCCGCAACGTCGGATAAGCCGCTAGGAGGGATCCGTGATCTCGAGCTCGCTAGCGAGAAGTCGTACAAACGCGGGTGTGAACGAATCAATC